TGTTCAATTTGACAATGTGCTGGGTTTGGTAGACAGTGCTGGAAACACTTTAGACAATGAACAGAATTTAACAGAATGGGTAAGATTAACCATTTTAACCAATGACAGCCAACAGGCAGAATTGGGCACAAAATTTACAAGACAAGAAGGACTCATAAGTGTCCAAGTATTTGTAAAAACAGGCACTGGAACACAAAGAGCCCGTGTTTTAGCAGAGTCTATAAGAACTATATTTCACATAGTTCAATTTGATGATATAACAACAAGGGCTGGAACAATGACTGTGATTGGAGAACAAACAGGCACAACTGACACTGATAATTTCTATCAGATTAACTTAGATTTTCCATATCATAGGCATCAATCATAAATATATTAGGAGAAACTAACTATGACAATACCAAGTGCAAGTTTAACAGAAATATTAATTAGCGGTGAATCTGCATTAGGAACTGCTTCAGGAAATGTTGCTGTATTAAGAGTAACATCTGAATCATTAGTACCAGCAGTATCAACTATCGCTTCAGAAGAAATTGATTCAACAAGAAATGTATCAGATTTAAACAAAGTATCTTCCATGGGTGAAGGTGAAATTGAATTTGAATTTAAAGATGATGCACCAACTGATATTTTATTACAAAGTTTAATTGGAACAACAGCAGGTAATGTTGCTGTAGGTCTTGTAGATGATACAGATTATTTCAATGGTACTACACAATCAAGTTTCTCAATTGAAAAGAAAACAACAGATGGTTCAACACCACTATACCAAGAATACAATGGTATGGTTCCAAGCACACTTGAATTGACAGCAGAGTCAGGATCATTTGTAACAGGCACAGTTGGTTTTATGGGTTCTACTGTGAATGCTATGTCAGGTTCAGCAAGTTTAACAGCAACTGATTCAGCAACAGAAACTACACCATTCACAACAGTTGACACAAACACAACTGTTCTTTATGATGCTTCAGCAGATTCAGTGACATACGCAGACTATGGTGCTTTACCTGGTTCAGCAAAAGTCACAGCATTTTCAATTTCAATTGACAATGGTTTAAGAGCACAAACACAAATAGGCTCAACAGATTTAGCAGGTATTGGTGCAGGTAGATTCACAGTAACAGGTTCACTGACTGTTTATGCAACCAATGAAACATTATTCAACAACTACATCAACACAACAAAATTTGGTTTGATGTTCCAAGTTGGTGACAGCACAAACAATTATAGATTCTATCTACCAGAAGTAAAACTTACTTCTGCTCAAGTTTTAGCAGGTGGTAATGATGAAGATGTGTTAATGGAACTAGAATGGCAAGCAGTTAAATCAACTATTTCTGGTGTCAACAGTGATGTTCCATTTACAATGAAACTTGTTAAAAACGAAGCATAATAATTAAAAACAAATAGGAAAAAAGGCAATGGATTTTACAAAGAAGTTTGGTTCGCTTGATCCAAAGGTTCAAGCAGAATGGATTGATTACGATGGCAGTCGTTTTTTGATTGCACCAGCCAACAATATTGCATTCAAAAACAAAACATTAGAAATGTTTAAAATGGGTGAAATACAAAGTGGTGGTTTAGATAATCTTTCAGCAAAACGAGTTATTGAAATAGAAGCAGAAGTAAAAGCACACACTATTTTATTAGATTGGGAAAAGGTTGAAGACCAAGGTGCACTTGTTCCTTACAACACAGAAAAAGCCAAAGACATGATTGTGAATTATGAATCATTTAGACAATGGCTTGATACTGAATCAATCAAACTGGCAACCAAAAAACAAGATCTGGACGACAGCAAAAAAAAGAGTTAAAAAAGGTAGTTGAGTGGTTGGCCGTATGGGGTCCACATTCAGACATACCTGAAGTGCGGCAAAAAGCCCCTACCTATGCCAGTCATTTGGACATTTATATCACGGCTTTCAACATTTTATCAAGTGATAGGTTAAATACATTTGGTGGAATTGGACCAATCTCTTTCACTGCAATGGTTGAATTTTGTAAATGGGCAGGCATCAAAGACCAACAAGAGTTTATCAATACCTTACAAGAGTTAGACCAACACTATGTCCTTACTGTTCACAAACAGGAGGAAAAAAGGAGTAAAAGTTTAACGAATGGCCACAGAAGTAGTAAATCTAAAAATAACCGTAGATAGTTCAGGTGCTGTTAATTCAGTCAAAAACTTAAAAACACAATTAGGCGGTGTTAATAAGAATTTTGGTACCACAGGTGTAGCAGGAGCGGCCGCATTTGGCAGAGTCAAAGGTGCTATTGCTGGACTTGGTTTAGGTCTATTGATAAAAGAAGTAGCACAAACATCAGCAGAATTTGAAGATTTACAATTGGCTTTGAATGCTGTATTTGGTGGAGTAGATGAAGGTGCCGCGGCATTTGATAGAGTCAAAGACATAGCAGGCAAACTGCCATTAGACATTGACCTAATCACATCAGCGTTCACACAATTAAAAGGTGCTGGTATTGAACCCACAGAAGAATTATTATTGAGTTTCTCAGATGCGGCTTCCGTGTCCACAGACAAGGTTGGTGCATTCCAATCATCAATTGATTTGTTTACCAGAACCATGCAAGGTGGTTTGGGTCTTGAAGAATTACAGAGATTACAAGACAGAGGTTTACCTGTATTTGATGTACTAAATGAAAAATTAGGTATTACCAGATTAGAAGTTTCCAACCTAGGTAAAACGGCAGAAGGTGCCAAAGAGATTAGAGATGCATTGTTTGAAGGATTTGATGAAAGATTTGGAGGTGCCACAGAAGTAGCCTTAACATCACTATCAACAAGATTTTCAAACTTTGGTGATGCAATGAAAAAAGCGGCTGTTGCCTTTGGTGGTAAAGGTGAGGGTGGTTTCCTAGATGGACTGGCAGAAGCCACAGGTGGCTTGACAGAATTTATAAGTGAAAATGAAGATCTAATTGCCGCAATTGGTAGATTGATTGGACAAGGTCTAAATCTAGTAATTGATGCATTTGGTATATTGTTTGATGTAATTAGAACAGTAGTAGACATAGTCAAATCAGCAATAGAAACATTCACAGGTTTTATACAAACAATCAAAGATGTAGGCACAAGCATTGTAGAATTTAAAGACAAAGTGGTTGGCAAATTTGAAGAAATGAAAACTGGCATTTCTGAAAAAATGAGCAGTATCAAAGACACAGTGGTTGGTTACTTCAGTGACACAGAACATGAAGTGGTTGGTGGATCAATTGTACCAGACATGGTCAATGGTGTGTTAGCAGAATTTAGTAGAATGGAAACAGGTGTGATACAGACCACACAATCAATGACCACAACAACCACAGCCATAATTGGCAATGGTTTTCATCAAGACAACATGAACAGAATACTTGTTGATCCTGTTAGACACACAACTGGAATAGTTAAATCAGAATTTGGTTCATTGGAAAGTGCTATATCAGGAAATGTTTCTGGTATCTTGTCAGGATCTAAATCAATCAAATCAGCATTGTTAGACATTGCCAAAACAGTGGCCACAAAAGGTATCACCAATGTGTTAATGGGTATGCTTGGTGGCGGCGGTGGCGGCATGGGCGGCAGTATTTTAGGATCATTGGCAAGCAGTTTCTTTGGAGGTTTCTTTGCAGACGGTGGTTATCTACCAAGAGGCAAAGTAGGAATTGCAGGGGAAAAAGGCGCAGAGTTGATAACTGGTCCAGCAAGAGTTATACCAATGAACAAAACAGGTTCAGTTTCTCCTGTGTTTAATTTCAATATCACAGGCGGAGTAAGTAGTAACACAAGAACAGGCACAGTGACACAACAAGATTTAAACAACATGGCTGGTAGAATACTTGAAGAAAGTATTGCTATAATGAGTCAAAGGAGATTTGCATAATGGCGGCTAACACAGCATCAAACATACATCCGTCACCAACGGATACTAATTCAAATGTTATATCATATGGTCCGTCACCAGCATCAACTGTAGAAACAGAAACTAGAATGACCATTGTAGAATTTTCAGATGGGTTTTCACAGAGAATACCAGATGGTCCAGAAAACATTAGAAGAATTTACACAATAATTCATGAAAACTTAGACACCACAGATGCTGACCTATTGAGAGAATGGTATGAGTTTTATTCAAAAGGACAAACAATACAAACACCAACGGCACCCACAGACAATACCACAAGAAATTATTATATTAGATCATTCAATGAACAAAGATCAGGTCCTTTACTTCACACATTCACAGCGGTGCTAGTGGAGGACAAATAGTGCCTAATTTTATCAATGATTCAAAAAACATAAATCAATACACTCCTATTGAATTGTATAAATTTGATTTTAGCACAATAGCACCAAGGTTTTTTGGTGCAGTGGCAACAGATGTAAAAATATCTAATCATAGACAATCAGATGGATCAGACATTGTGATGAATGGCACAACATTTGAACATTGTGCAGTTGTAATTGAAAATGTCAAAAGTGAACTTGATAAAGCACCAACCAATCCTATATTGACCATAGACAGAACAACATTTGAAGGATTAACCAATGTGGCCGCATTGATTACATCATGGACCAATTTAGGTAACTTGCCACCTTTTCCATTTAGAGGTGCCACAGTTGAAAGAATGATCACTTTGCATGAATACAAAAATGATTCAGATTGGGGTATGACTATTGACGGTTCAATATCATCAGATGATGTTTTATTAAGTGGAGTAAAATCAAGATACTTTGTATCAAGCATTGATGATTACAATGAAAAATATATAAGATTAAGTTTAACATCTGCATTGGGATTTGTGGAAACATCAGAAACAAACAGAAACTTGCCAACAGGCCTTTGCAGTTTGAGATATAGAAATTATCTCAATGGAACATTTGAATATACTTCTATTCCAGATGGTGGTTGTCCATATGGTCAACAATTGAATGGTGATTCAAATTATAATCCAAACACATATTATGATATTAATAACAATGTCACAACAGATCCTGCAAAAGATTATTGTAATAAAACAATCAGGGCTTGTAGATTAAGATGGGCCAGTGGATCAACTGATTCTCCATTACCATTTACAGGAAACTTCAAAATAGGAACACCAGGTACAGAACACAATGAGTAGCACAATATCATCAACAGATCAATTTAACACTATCAAATCTCAAGCACAAACAAGTATCAATACTGTTTCAAATAAAGAAGAAAATGTTATTGCTGGTGATTTTACTGAACAACAATTTTATCAAGGTAAAACAAAAGATATTACAGTATCTAAAATACCAATTGTGTATGGCACAGTTTTAACAAGTGGTATAGTGGTTGATGAAGGTGTCACAGATTCCAACTATAAAGCAGGCGGTGGAGCATATAAATCAGCAGGTTCTCTTGCATACAAACATTATAAAATTATGATGAGCGAAGGCGATTGTAATGGTATCAAAGCCAATGTTCATTATCACACAATTATCAACAACAGACCTTTGACTGATCCAGACACTGGCAGAATAGAATTAAACGGTATTGATATAAAACAAAAAACTGAAACAAATCAAAACAATTGGGCCATTTGTGGTTTTGCAACAGGCACAGTTACATCACCAGTACCTGCTCCAGCAGTTTGGGGTTCAGGTGATTACGATGTTGTAATTACTGGAGGAACTGGTGCCACAGCCAATGTTATAGTGAACATCATAGGTGGAGGAACTTCCACAGTGACTGGTGTTAATGACCCTGGTTACAATTGGAAAGTTGGTGATACTTTTTCAGCAGGTGGGGCTCAATTTGGTGATGCAGGTTACACATTGGTAGGAACAGTTGATTCCATAGTCACAGATAAATTTTCTGAAAAAACAAAAGATATTTCTAGTAGTTTGTTTAGAACACAATTAGTTGGTGCAGATACTCCTCTTGCAAAAAATATTACAGCATCAAAATTCTTGCAAGGTCTAGCAGATGTGTCAACAGAAATAACAGATGGTTTTATGTTACAATACAATTCAGAGATAGGTAAATTTGAAGGCAAACACATCAATGACATAATCAATGAGGCTGGTTTGTTTACAACAACTGATCTAGATCCACATGGTGTAAATTCAGATATATCTAAATGGTTAATACCTCATGCTATTTCTTACACAGTCACTTATGCCACAGATGGCAGAGCCACTGACACACCATTCCGTTGGTGGAAAAATGGTGCCAACGCAGGTAACACTGTAGGTGCAGATGATTCTATATATTATACAAGTGTATTAAAATTAG